GGTATCCTTAGACGTCAGAGGCTACAGAACCAAAAACTTCTCTGCGTCTATTTCGCCTGCCGGGCTTACGGGCCGCTCGCCAATCGGCGACATCTCGACCGAGGCCGACACGCTTGGCGATCTCCTCGCGCAAACCCGTGCGGCCTGGCACGAGCGCCGCGACGAGTACGCCAAGCGCCGAACCGTCGACATGGCCGTCGAGATCATCCGGCAGACGGATGTGATCGGCCATTGTGCCGACGCTGCCCTCCGGAACGCTGGCTTCTCTGACGACGAGATCAATCGGCTCGGGCCGCCCGCCTGTCAACGCGCGAACGAGATGGCATCGCGCGGCCCTTTCTCGATTGCGCCAACCGGGAAGTCGAACGGAGCTCCGGCTCCCATGGCCGCCGAATGAACCTCCGCACCGCCCTCACCGGCATCCTCGCTCCGATTGCTCTGCTCCTGTGGAGGTTCCCGCTATGGGTCTGAAAATCGTTCGCGCCGCCGATCCGATCACCGTCGAGCGGATCAACGTCGTCATCTACGGCCCGCCGGGCATCAGCAAAACGTCGGTCGCCTTTACGGCGGACGACCCGCTTCTCCTCGACTTCGACCAGGGCAGCCACCGAGCCGCCAACCGAAAAGACGCAGTTCGCGTCTCGTCCTGGGGCGATGTTGCCGGCATCACGGCCGAAGACATCGCGCCCTTCAAGACGGTCATCGTCGACACTGCCGGTCGGGCTCTCGATGCGCTCACCGTCGACATCATCAAGGCTAACCCGAAGCATGGCCGCGGCGGCGCTCTGACCCTTCAGGGCTACGGCGAACTCAAGTCCCGCTTCGGCGCCTTCCTGAAGCTGCTGAACAGCTTCGGCAAGGACGTCGTGCTGATCGCCCATATGGACGAGCAACGCAACGGCGATGACGTGATCGAGCGCCTGGACGTCCAGGGCGGATCGAAGGGCGAGATCTACAAATCCGCCGACGCCATGGGCCGGATCGTGATCTCCAACGGTCAGCGCCGGCTCATCTTCTCCCCGACAGATGCGGCCTTCGGCAAGAACCCCGGCCAGCTTGACCCGCTGGACATCCCGGCGCTGGCGAGCCCGGACTTCCCCGGCTTTCTCGGCCGCGTGATCGCGATGACGAAGGAGCGGCTGAACGCGCAGACTGAGGCGCAGATGGAGGCCGCGGCCGATCAGGAATGGTTCCGCCAGACCCTTCCGACCCTTACGACCGCGCAGGCGATCAACTCCATCCTGCCGCGCGCAAAGGAGGCGGATCAGACCTGCAAGCTCATGGTGCGCGACCGGGCTCGTGATCTCGGCCTCGAGTTTCACCGGGAGAGCGGAACATACGCTCTCGCGCGAGAGGCGGCCTGAGCCATGGCCGCGATCCGCGTCAGCGCCAGCGACATCGACTCGTTCCGCTACTTCATGGCGGACGAGGATGGCGACTTGGCGGACCTGCTTTCACGCCTTCGCCGCGAGGCGCCCCCGACCGAGGCGATGCTCGCCGGCACAGCACTTCACGGCGCTCTGGAGCGCTGCGAGGCGGGGGACCTGACCGAGATCGAGGCTGACGGATTCCGGTTCACGCTCGACTTCGATGGCGAATTGGACCTTGCGCCGACGCGGGAGGTCAAGGCGACGCGGCTCTATGACGTGGGCGCCCATACGGTCACGCTCGTCGGCAAGGTGGACGCGGTTCACGGCCGCCGGATCGAGGATCACAAGTTCACGTCGCGCTACGACCCCGAGCGATTCCTCAACAGCTACCAGTGGCGCATCTACCTCGATCTTTTCGGGGCGGACCAGTTCCGCTGGAACGTGTTCGAGGGCCGCGAGATCGGCGATCGGCACTATACGATCACGAATTTCCAGAAGCTCCCGATGTGGCGCTATCCGGGCCTCGCCGATGACGTTCGGCAGGAACTGACCCGGTTCGTCGACTTCGCCGCGCAGCACCTGCCGGAGAAGTTTTCATGAGCGCCCCCGCCGCCATCTCCGGCACCTTTGCCGACTTCCGCATGGTGAAGGGCCGCAAGGTCTGCCAGCTCGTGGTGGAAGTTCCGATCGAGCAGGCGGACGCTGCGCTGAATGCCCTCGGTGGGGTTCCGCAGCCTCATGCCGAGAGATGGGTCGCCATCGCGCGACTGAACGAGACGCCGGCACCTGCTGGCCAGGACGGGGAGGCTGTCTCAACTGCGGCCCCCGAAGCGGCCTCCCCGTCCGTCACCGAAGGTGGGATGTCCCGCCGATCGTGGAGCGATCTGAAGCCAAGCGCCCAGGCGGCGATCCGATGCGGGGAGCCGAGATTCCAGAAGCATCTAGGCGCGCCGGATGCGACCCTCGCCGCGGCATGGGTCCGCCACCAATGCGGCGTCGTCAGCCGCCGCGACCTCGACACCGACAAGCGCGCCGCCACGATCTGGGGGCAGATCGACACGTCCTACATGCAGGCGGCCGGCCTCATTGCGGAGGCTCGCTGATGGCCAGGACCGTCCCCGAATGGATCGGGAAGACCCCCGACGAGAAAATCCCGCCCCGCGTCCGCCTCCGGGTCTGGGAGCGCCATCACGGCAAGTGCCACCTCACCGGCCGGAAGATCCTCGTCGGGGATATGTGGGACATCGACCACGTCGTTGCCTTGGTGAACGGCGGCGAGCACCGCGAGAGCAACCTCGCGCCGGCCCTCCGCTTCGCTCACCGGGAGAAGACGGCTGAGGACGTCGCGGAGAAGTCCCGTCTCCGCGAGATCAAGGCCAAGCACATTGGCGACCGCAACCGAGGCGCAAACCGCCTGCGCGGACCAGGCTTCCCGAAGCGCGAGAAAGTCCGTTGGCGCTCTGCTGCGGAACTCGCTCGCATGGAGCGATCCCAATGACCCATATCCCTGAGGGGCTTGAGAAGCTGAGCGAGAAGGAGGCGAGGCAGAACAGCCTTGCAGCCGCACTCGTGATCCTAGCGGAACACGGCATCCCACCCGATGTGCAGGAGTTGCTGGTCTACGGCGGAAACGGCGTGAAGCCGGGTGGACTGTCCGCCATCATCGAAGCCGCCCGCCTCAAGGCAGAAGCCGAGCGTGACGATGCGGTGGCAGCCCTCGCCATCGCGAACACCGGCGGGCTGAAGCTCCTCTACGCGATCCGGGAGGCTCTCGGATGGTCGGACAAACACGGTCTGAGCCTGCTGCCCGATGGCGTCTGGGACGTGGCCCGACGTGAGTCTGAATGCCAGACGATCCTCGCTCGCATCCGCAAGGTCCGGGACGGATACGCTGATCAGGCAAAGTTCGCCGATGTCGAACAGGCTTCCTACTTCCGCGAATTCATTCGGCGCCTTGATCAGGCTGTAGAGGGGAAATGACAATGCTCACGATCGACATCAACACGTCCATCGACATCGATGCTGATGATCTGGACAAGGCTATCATAGGAGCGGCAGCAGAGAACCTTCTCGCGCAGGTGAACCTGACGGGCCGATATGGTGGCGAAGTCCCCGCCCTGATCCAGGCGAAGCTGTCCGAGATCGTAGGCGCTCGTATCGAGGCCATGCTCGATCGCGAGGTCACGCAGGTCGATCGGTACGGCGGGATCGTGCCCGGCCCGAAAAAGACCTTCCGAGACGTGTTCGCGGATCAGGCGGAAGCCTACCTCACTGAACGCGTCGACAGCCAAGGTCGCGTCGGGACCGGCGAATATGGCCGCATTCCCCGTCTCGAATACCTGATCCGTCAGGTCGGAGCGTCCACCTACGAGACGCTGTGCCGTCAGGTTGGCGAGCAGTTCAAGGCCGCGCTGAAGGAGAAGGCTCAAGCAGCGCTCGCCAGCGTGGTTGCGCAGCACGTCAAGACGGCGGGGCTCTGACATGGCGACGATCAGCTATTCCCGCCAAGCTACCCCGGACGAGATGGCCGCCGAGATCGACCGGCGTGGCCGTGTGATCGAGGAGCTTGAGGCCAAGGTCGCGACCACGATCGACGACCTGATGGCGGCCAACCGGCGGGCTGCGGACGACGCCGAGCACTTCATCCAAGCGGCCGTCGATGGCGCCCCGGAACCCCTTCGCAGGCTGGGCGAGTGGCTGGCGAACAAGCTCGACGATGACGACTGGAAAACTGCTGACCGTCTTCTGAATGGAACTGCCGCCGAACTCTCCGACCTCAAGCGCCAGTTGTCCGACACTCAAGAGGCCTACAAGGCGGCGCTCGACCTTGCGATGAAGCGCGATGGTCAGCTTGTCGAGCAGACGGCCCTCAAGCGCCAGTTGGCGGGGACGGTGACGGAGGAGATGGTTAGGGCCTTCGCTGATGAATATTGGGGGCAGATGGCGTGGGAGGAAGATGACCTTCCTAACATCCGCGCCGCCCTCGAGGCCGCCCGCGTGTCGGGGACGGTGCAGACGTGGCAGCCGGTCGAGACGGCGCCGAAGGATGGGACGGAAATCTGGGGCAAGGTCGACGCGTATGCCGTCGAAAAACTATCCTGGTGCTCGGCTGAGGCGCTGGCTGAAGAACATGGCCTGACCCCCAACGACTATGACGCGGGGTGGTTCACTGAGAACTGGGAGCCCTTCTCGCCCACGCACTGGCTGCCTGGAACCTATCAGCCGTGGCCAGCCGCCCCCGATGCGAAGGAGGGGTGAGATGGGTCGCAATATCACGGGATACGGCCTGCTGGCAGGTCTCCTTGCCGCCAGCATGGCTGGGGAGCGCGAGCCGATCCGCATTCGCCAACGG